TCTTCCTGCATTTCTGCCTTTTCAGTGCTGTTCATGGGTCAATCCTCAAATATGGGCTTTGATCTGGAGCGGATCCTCGACATCGCCGATGACGTTCAGGTCATCAAAGATGGCAAATTGGACCTTATCTCCATACTCATCAGTGCCTGAGCAGGGCTTTTCCCAGCGCAGGCCGCCGTATTTGGGGACGAACACGAAATCGCCAACGTCGCACCAGCGCCCCTCGGTCCACGGCTGCATCGTATTGCGATTTTTGTAAGCGAGAGGCCCGACTGCGATGACTTTGGCAACGCAAGTATTGTCGAGTTCGGTGTCCTTGGTCTGGTCCGCGTAAATAATGCCGCCCTTGCTCTTAGTGCGGGCTCTGCGGATCTGAACTAACACGCGGGATCCGAAAGGCCGGATGCCGGGGTCTACGCTGGGGAAAAGATTATCCCCAGATGGGCCGCTGACGGCGGCGTTTGGCATGCTCATCGTCTTCTCCTTCTGCCAAGGTCTCCTCAATGATCGCAATAGCGCGACCCAGACCGGCGTAAGTCCCCGCCCGGCGCCCGTACTCAAAGATTGAGCCGTCGCCGGGCTTCTGCATAGTCTCATGGGCTACAAGACTTTGTTCCTCTAGTAGCCTCTTAATGATGATGTCGATCATCAACCAATCCTGTCAATGGTTATTTCTTCCCATCGAAGGATTTAAGTCCACTTTTAGCCGGGGAGTCGTCCTTCCCGGAAAGATTCTTGTGGATACCGAAGGACTTGTGGGGCTTGATCATGTCATTGACCATGTTCTTGCCCTCGGGCGTGTTGTTCACGGCCATGCCCATGGCGAGCCGCTTATGCTGAGGAAGAAGAGAATTATCCATTTTACGCTCCAGGGTTGATCCCGTGGCCAGTGGAAACATTAGTCCTGACACCATGTTCGGCCTCAAACACGGCAAGTTCCTTCGCGGTGCGGTTGTCCGCATCGTTCATCTCTTGCTTTGCAGCAAGATCCATCTGACGCTCCTGCATCTTGATCTGATCAAGCTGCGCGTCACGAGCCAGGCGCTGCTGATCAAGTTGCAGTTTTGCCTGGTCGTACTGCGCCTTGCGCTGCGTCTCAGCCATCAGCACCTGCGTCGGATCTTGGGGCTTCGGCGGCTGGAATTGCTGCAAGAACTGTTGAGCGGCCTGAAGGATGGGCGGCACGCCCTCAAGGCTCTGCTGGATCTCTGGCATGTAGCGCTGCGACGCCATCGCCAGCAGGCGATCCAGCTCAGCAGACACTTCCTGATCCTTGCCCTCAAGGAATACGTCTAGAGGCACGCCAGCAGCGTTGCTGGTCATCTCGTAGATGTGGAGCGAATACCAGTAGGCCATGTGCTCCTTGATGTGCTGTAGCACACCGGGGATGTACACAGGCCCCATCAACTGGCTCATGCCGAACACCGGGCTCTTCAAATAGTCCAGATGGACCTGAAGGTGGGCCAGGTGATCCTGCATCGGGAAGGCGGCCACCGGGCGCCCGAGCGTCAGAGCCAGGTTCTCGTTCACCGCGTTCAGTTCAATCGGCTCGGGCTTCTTCGCCAGCAGCGGCTTGAAGTCGGGGATCTTCATCCCCTCAAGGAACCGCTCCTCAACTGCACGCTGATCGTAAAGCGCAGGCATCGCCGCCGCGCGCTGAACAATGGCCTGCATCTGCGCCGCACGCTGAACGTCAGAGAAGATGTTCGGGTCAGACACCGGCACGACGTCCATCGGGCCTTGGAAGTCCTTCGCCTTGCACATCTCCTCGCCGGTCACACGCAGGATGTACTCGTCATCAATGTGCTTGGAGTTCAGGCGATGCAGAACCTTCAGCGTCATGCCCATTGCGTAATGCAAGCGGGCATGAATGGCCGAGAACACCGTCATGCCCTGCTCAATCATGGCGAGCGTGGTGCCCACCGGCACGTTCGGGTTCTGGTCTTGAAGCTTCTCGTAAGTTGTACGGACAACGCCTCGAGCCGCCTCGGTGACGAAGCCCAGAAGCTGGAACAGCACAGGGTTCGGCGGGTTGAACGGAACAGCCATGGCGATCTTGCGCACGTCATCGACGCCAACGCCGCCCTCAATCTCCGTCACCTGCGTAGGCTCAATGCGGTCAGACTGACCGCCGCGCGAACCGCCCTTCAGCTTCAACATGCCGGGGAAGTTGTTGATGTGGGCAGAGTCCAGCAAGGCGCGCAGAGCGCCAGTAGCCGCCGCAGACAGGCTGCCGATCATGTGGGGTAGGCCGATGGGATAGGCGCCGCGCCAAGGCACGAAGGGCCACTCCACCATGTGGACAAGTTCTTCCTGCTGCTGGTCGTCGGGATCCCAGTTACGGTAGATCGACAGCACTTCCTTCGACGTGTGGTCGATCGTCACCAGATACGGGGCCAGGCCGAAGTTGTCCTCAAAGTCGAGGTAGCATGCCACCTCGAAGACGGTGCGAAGACCGTCCTCGTTGTAGCTGTTCTGCTCCCTGCCTTCGATCTTGTTGTTCGCCTTGGCTGGCGCCGTCAGTTCTGGCTCTTGCGGTGCGATCAGGTTGATTTCGCGATACATGCCGCTGCCAACACGCTTCTCAAACTCAAGGCGCGTGATATATTGGACATGGGTTTTGCGCTCGGCAGTGTAGAAGCTGCTGGCGCTGTAGGGCAAGTAAACGTCGTCAATCGGCACGAACATCGACATGGCGCGGTTGCGCTGCTCGTCCCAGACCAGCTTCATGTACTGGGCGCCACCGAGCGGGATCTGCGTCGTGGTCTGCTCCAACTCGGGCCTGAACTCGACCATCTGCTGCGTGAGCTGCCAGTTCATGAACCGCTGCTTGCGCTTGGCCTTCTCAAGCTTCGCCTGCGTCACCTCGCCGGGGATGAACTCCTTCACCGGGCCGTTCGAGGGGAACAGCTCCTTGATGACGCGGGACGAGAAGTCAACGCACGCCTCGGTCAGCATCGGATGCACGACCTTCGACGCACCTTGGAAGTCGGCGCCACCGGGGGCGTCGTCGCCCAGACCAGTGCGGCGCAGGCCCTCCTCATACTGCTTGTCGCGGAGAGACCTGGCTTCCTTGTCGCGCTCAATAAACTCCAGCAACTGGCTGGAGATCATATTCATATCGGTACGATTCATTTCCTCTGCGAGGTTCACATAGAACTCGGCGTTTTGCGCCTGATCCGGCTCGTCGAGCGTTACGGTTGCGGATCCGTCTTCATGCTCTTCGACATCGCTGTCAGCATCAGGCTCCATTTCAACCTCGGTGCCCTTGATTTCTTCTTCCATGGTGGAACCTTACAGTTGAGACAGCGGAGAGAGGCCGAAAGAATAGCCCACATTTGGATTCTGCGATATCGGGGACGGGGCAGGTGAGGCATTGGTGTTCCGTGACGCCAGCGTCTGCAAGGCAGGCTGGACCGTCGGCACCGAGGCTGCGATAGATGGCGCCATGGGCGATGCGTGAGGCGCGTCAGAGCCGAAGGCGTCGCTCGCCACCAACCCTGGAGGCTGCGCAATGCTGCCCACAGCCCCGCCACCGTCCGTGAACGCCATCGTCGGATACGGTGGCGCGGTCGAGGTGGCGGGCGGCTGGGCGGGCGCTACAAGGCCACCGTCAGCGAAGTATTTGTCAGCGTCGAACATGCCGCCTTCAGCGGAGTAGTAGGTGCGCTCGGCTCCGGCGCCGTAGGCGTAGGGATTCGAGGCGGCGCCAAGATACTTGCGCAGCGCGGCAATCTGGGCGGGCGTGATAGTTGTGGCTGCGGGCGTGGTTGCAGCAGGGGCAATCGCGGCGGCGGATGCAGGCGTGTAAGCCGCAGGCGCAACGGTAGGGATATAGACCGGCTCAGAACCGCCACCGCCATTGTCAGCGCCGCTGGAGTCTGGCGTGCCGCCCGGCTCCGCACCCTTCAGCCCCCCTACAAGGCCGCTTACAAGAGATCCAGTATTAGGCCCGCCGAGCGCAGCAGAAATTGAATTTGCCACACCGAATGGACCACCAAACAACGCCGTGCCTGTATTAACAGCCGTCTGCACCGGGTTGTTGACCATGCTGTTGATCTTGGAATCAATCAGGTCAATGCCGGTGTAGGAAGGCGCCTTGCCGGTGGACGTGGCAGACATTGCTGTGGGCTGGGCTGGGGTAGCAGGCGTAGAAGGGGCCGCAACGCTAGGGGCGCTGGTCGATGCAGGCGTAGATGGGGCGGCAGCGCTCGGGGCACTGGTTGCGGGAGCATTTGATGGAAGTCCAGCAGCAATGCTGTCGAGTAGCACGTTTAGCTGATCTTGCTGGTTCTTTTGCGCGTCGTACAGGTTAGCCATTTGAAATTGATGATTGGCCAAAGCAGCCCGCGCAGCGTCTGTGAGCGGGGACACGTTCTCATCTTCCAAAGGCCCGAGGGTTGACACAGGCAGCGTAGGCGCCTCTGTAACCGGGGAAATCGGCGTTGTGGTTACAACATGCGTTGGGACGTAGGATTCTTCTTCTGGAGCAGCAGGGCCGACAGGAGTCATGCCTGCATATGAATTGCCCGCTGTTCGGCTGGCCATAGGGCCGTCCGTGGTAAATATGCCGAGAAATGTTAGGAACGCCCATACTTGCCAGCTTCCAGGCACAGTAGATGTTGTTATCTGGGCTGGTGTTGCAGCAGGAAGGTCAAAGGCCTCTTGTGCCGCCCGCTCGGTAGCTGTTGGAGGAGAAGACATATCAAGTCTAGATTGATTCTGCGCTTCAGGCGTGTTCCCACCGGCTCGAGAAGCCGTGTAATTGGACATGGGGCCAAATGTGCCGGGGGCAGTCTCGGTGAACCCAATAGGCGAACCAGCTGGCGCTATGCCGCGAGACCCAAGCGTATAGTCAACGTCTGGGTTATAGTTAAATGTATTCGGCGTAAGTGAGGGCGCAGAGGTGACGGGCGAAGTAGACGGTGGCGCTGCAATTTGCGCATTTGGTGCAAGCGCTCCAGTGGAGTTAAGCGTAAAGTCCGGCATGTCGCGATTGAGCAACATGTTTGATGGCGCATTTGTTATCGTGCTGATCTGATTCGGCCCCCAATAGGACGGCGGAGAATAATACTGCGGCTGCTGGGGTGCCTTGTTCGCATCGTAAAGATTTGAGTAATCAGGCACAAAATTGGGGTTTGGAGTCTGAGGCGCTGCATAGGCAGGGCCAATCCCGAACAGTTCACCAAGCCCGCGACCGATGGAGCCGAGCACGTCAGAAGTCGGGGCTTCAGGTGCGGCCTCTGGCGCAGCCGGTGCTGTTTCAGGCGCCGTTTCGGGCGCGTTATTTAGAGCGTCAAGCGCGGCTTGCATCTCAGAAGAAAGCTGGCCGGGTTCAGATACGCTAACAGATGTTTGCGCGGGGGCTTCAGTATTTGTAGGCGCGCTCCACCCCATGGATTCGTTGAAAGCATCGGCGGGGTCGCCGCCAAGCGCAGCACCACCTTGTAGGCTACCTTCTGGCCCACCTTCTGGACCGCCATCAGGCGCATCACCACCTTCAGGCCCACCTTCAGCGGGGCCACCCTCAGCACCACTGCCGCCACCATCATCATCGTCACCAGCAGAACACCCACCGCAACCCTGCGCAATCAGCGCAACAGCCTTGCCCTCATGGACATCAGCCCAGCCACCGCCGAGCAGGTTCAGCAACTCGCGCTGCTCCTTGGTGATCAAAGGCACAACCTTCGCCGGGGCTCGATCAAGCGGGCGAGAAGCAATAATTTCCTCAACCGCAGGATCTTGATCCGCAGCGTAATGCTTCAGCAGCTTGACGGCCAAGGCCCGAAGATCGGCATCAGTCATGGTTGAGCGCCTCATGAATCCGCTGGAGGTTCGGATACTTCGACAGTTTTACACCATTATCTAGCAGATTGGCTACCTCTATAAGCTTGAGCGCCTCAATGTCTTCCTCAAACACTAGTATTGGCTCGCCGGTCTCATGGTCTCTGATGTCGCCGCTCTCGAGCCCCTTGGGCCGGTTTATCCGGGAAAACAGCCACGCCAGGCGCTCGGGGCGCTCCCCGAACAGGCCACGGATGATATGCCGCTGGTCAGGCGCCACCGTCACTTGCTTAAAGGCGTTTGTCCCATAGATCGAATGCAGGCCGCCACCCAGAGCCACGTCCTCGTCAACGCCCATTCGTAGAAGATCATCATAGGTGTTCACCAGATGTTCGCCGAGCGTGCGCCCAACATGCGAGTTGTGCATCTTGCGGAACGCGCCCAGGCGCTTGAGCGCAACAAATAGCAGGTGGCGCCTACTCACGCGGCTTGCCCTTCAGGACCAGCACCCGGCGGATCGTCGGGCAGATCCTCGACACGCCACGACCGACGTGCTTCACGTTGCCGGGGAAGATGGTAAACCTTCCATAGCGTGGAAGGATTGCCTTGATCACGTCCTCGTCCTCGTCGAAGAACACCGTCTCACCGGCCCACTCGGGCTTCCAGTCCTTCTCGACGTAGATGATGCAGGTCTGGTCGGTGGCGAACTTGGAATCGCGGTGGATGTAGCCTTCGACACCGTAGGTGTGGGCATTGGAGTAGGCCCGAACGAGCACAGGCGTCGTCGGCATGAACCTGGGCTGGATGTAGTCCCACAGATCGCGGATGCACTGGGGCACCTCGTGGTAGACTTCCTCGCGCTCGATCTTGCTGTCAGACAGGACGATGTTCCAATGGCCAAAGCCCAGCATCTTGCTGGACTTCCACCCATAGCGCCAGTTGCGCCCGTCGATCTCGTCAATCGCAGCGTCAAGCAGACCCTGCGGAATTTGGTTGTCGTAAGACCGGATCGTGTCCGCTTCGGTCAGTTCTTTTGCCTTCGCCAGCAGGCTGTTATCCTGCCGGAGCTTCTCCATCAATGCCTCAACGGGGTCCATCTCAGATCCTTTTGTTGAACGCCTCAAGCGCCTTCTTCATTGCCGGGCGAGACTTGACGACATCGCTGTCCATCATGCTCTCGGCCTGCTCCTTGGTCTTCATCAGGGCTTCCTCGCCCTTCATACGCATCATGGCGCCGCCCATGTGGTCGCCGCTCATGAACTTGTGCTTTCCGCCCATCATCTGGTTCAGGCGGGCGAAGGTGCGGATCGACGGGCGATAGGTCTTGAACCGGCTGATCAGCCCCTCAGCATCACCTAACATGATTTGCCCGGCGAACTCCATGGCCCGCTCGGGAGGCATGTACATGCCGCTCGCTACCTTCAACAGGTAAGCGAGGTGACGCTGGTCCAGGTTGTCCTTGCGGGCGATGTTGGCGAGGTCTAAGGCGACCGCCGTTACCTGCTCTTCGATGGTGTTGAAGGCGGGCTTGGACTTCTTGGGCGCGGCCTCCACCTCGCCACCTTCGGCAAGAGCTATGGGCTCTTGAGGTTCAACCATAGGCTCAACTACGGGTTCCGCCTCTCCACCATCTGCATTTGCCAATACTTCGCTCACGCTCTTGGGTTGCACTAGATCAGCCCTTGGTTCAGCAGGCATAGGCGGGCTCTCAGCAAAATATTGCTCATGGTCAAACCTTGGCGAACTTAGATCGGTCTCGATCTGACGCATAAGCGAGGCGAGGGGACTAGACGGCATATGGGTTCACCTTCGGTCTATCGTCGCGGGTGCGGGGCTCGGGAGGCTCGGGCCGGGTGACGCGGATCATATCACGATCAGCGAGATAGCGCAGCCCCTGCACCCCGGCGTCCATCATGTCGTCGTGCGGGATCGACCCCTCGCCGCTGAACGTGCAGAGCTGCTCGATCAAGGGCTGCGCCCAGCTCTTCGGCTGCCCGAGCATCTTGTCGCTCTCGACCACCCAGACGCGACCGGCTGCGAACAGGGGGGAGACGGCGTGCAGGCGGTCGAGCTTGCGAGCCCGGCCAGGGTTGTAGGGCGCCGAGATGATGCCCTCCCGAGCCAGCGTCTGGCGCAGGCTGATCCCCGAGCCCTTGTCTTCGATCAGGAGCACGTCGGGGGTGCGGCCCGAGTTCTCCATGTGGCTCGGCCCGAACATGGGCTTCATGAGCGACTTCTCTCGAGGCGCGTACTCGGCCTTGAACTCGGTCTTCACCCGGCGAATCAGGTCGGGGAAGCCCAGCCGGTCCTGCCAACAGTCGAGCAGGATGATGTCGCGGCGCTCCTTCCCCCGGCTGTAGACGCCCCAGACGGCGCAGGCCGAGTAGTCTGGATCACCCCGCGTCGTCGAGCCCGTCTCCTCCGTGAATGCCGTGTCGAGGCTCATCACGATGAACTCGAGCTCCGGCAGGGGCTTGTCGTGCGGCCAGAGCTTGATCCACGACCGCTTGATCACGCCCATCTCTTCGGGGTTGATCACCTCGGCATAGATCTCTTGGCGCCCGATGGTGGTGCCCTCATAGCGCAGGATCTGATCGCGGAACGTCGGCGCCAAATTCGCGAGGTTCTCATAAGTCGAGGCGCGCGTGATTCGCACGTCCTTGCCCTCACGGGCGAGCAAGTTGCGGATGATCGTGTTGGGCTTCGGGGTGGTGGTGCAGATCAACCTGGGGCGCTCACCGAGGCGCATGCCGAACATCAGCAGGTCGAAGGCCTCGTCGGCCCGCTGCCACGCAGCCAGCTCGTCCAGCCACCCGCCATGGAACTGTGGGCCACGGAAACGCTCAGGCTTCTCGGCGGTGATCCCCTTGATCGTGCTGCCGTTGATCATCTTGATCTCGACCTCAGACCTGTTGTACGTCTCGATCAGGCTTGGCGGGATGCAGTTGATCAGGCCCGACTCGCCCTCGAAGCAGACGCCGGTCAGATCCCCGTAGGTGGGCGCCGAGACGAGCCATCGGGTGCCTGGCTGCAAGGCCGCCCACTCCCCGAGCACCTCAGCCGCCGCGCGGGTCTTGCCCGCGCCACGGCCAGCGAGGAGCAGCCAGATCGTCCAGTCCAGCTCTTCGGGGGGCACCTGGTGCGGCAGCCGCTTCATCATCCATCCCAGACGCCAGTCCGCAATGGTGCGCTCGGTCGGCGACAGTCTTAGCCAGGCCTGCTGGAGGTCATCCATTCTTCGCCTGTTCAGCCATCTTTAGAAAGTTAAACAGATTGTCGGTCGGTTCATGCTTGATCTCAATATCTGCTTTAATTGTTTCACGCCAACCCGCGCGAGTCTTCATCCAGAAGATTGCGGCTGCTACGCTGCCTGTCCCCTTGCTGGTGGCAATAGAGAAAAGGTTTTGAGCCACCTGCGCGTTCATTAACGACTCGGCGGTTTCCAGCTCTTGACTATAATACTTGCGCAGCGTCTCGTCAGATATGCCAACGACCTTGGCTATTTGATCATGCGTCAGGCCAATACCGGCCATGACGGTAATTTGCTTGCGGTCCTTTTCGGTCGGCTCATGCGGTTTGCGGGGCATTTTTCATCTCATCAAAGGTTTTGCCAGTGGCTTCGTGGACAGCCTTCTGGCCGGTGAAGTCTTGCCAGCGGGTGATAATAACATCGCAGTACTTAGGGTCCAACTCCATAAGGCGGGAGTAGCGCCCGTTCTTTTCGGCGGCAATCATAGTGGTGCCGGAGCCGCCGAAGCTATCGAGGACAATATCGCCGCCCTTGGTGTTGTTGAGGAGTTGATATTCGAACAGCGCGACCGGCTTCATGGTTGGGTGTTCGCCGTTGCGGGACGGCTTGTCGAACTCGAGGATGGTGGTCTGCTTGCGGTCGGTGGCCCAGAGGTGGCCTGCGCCTTCCTTCCAGCCGTACAGGCACGGCTCGTGCTTCCAATGGTAGTCCTGCCGCCCCATGACCAGCGAAGACTTCTTCCAAATCAAACACTGGCGGACAACCCAACCCGCGTCCTTTGCCGCGCCCCGAAAGTTGTAGCCCTCCGAGTCGGCATGCCAGATGTAAAAGACGGCGCCCGGCTTCATGACTGCGTCTGCGGCGACATATGAGTCGCGAAGGAACTGGCGAAACTGATCGTCGCCCATGCTATCGTTTTGGATCGTCAGCTTTTCTTTGGTTCCGCCTTCATACGCCACGTTATAAGGCGGATCGGTCAGCCACATATCAACACGCTGCCCGGCGGCCAGCTTCTCAAGCTCTGCAATGCTGGTTGAATCGCCGCACATCAGTCGATGGTTCCCCATCACCCAAACGTCGCCAAGCACAGTCACGGGCTCGGCAGGCGGCTCAGGCACGGCGTCCGGATCGGATAATCCATCGGTAGGGTCGGCCAGCAGATCGCCCAGCAGCTTGTCGTCAAACCCAATCAGACTCAGGTCAAACCCCTCCAGGTTGAGGTCACCCACCTCGACCTTGAGCAAGTCCATATCCCAACCGGCGTTGAGCGCCAGTTGGTTGTCTGCCAGCACGTAAGCCTTCTTCTGCGCCTCGGACCAGCCGGTCGCCACCATGACGGGCACGTCGGACAGGCCGAGCTTCCGGGCCGCCATGACGCGCCCGTGGCCAGCAATGATGCTTCCGGCCTCGTCGATCAGGATCGGCGTCGTCCAGCCCCACTCTTTCACTGAAGCGGCGATCTGCGCGACCTGCGCATCCGAGTGGGTGCGAGCGTTGCGTGCATATGGAATGAGGTCAGCGACTGCGCGCCGCTCGACCTTATCGGCAGGCCAGCTCTTTATACTGCCAACTTTCGCCATCACAGCGCCGCCATGTAGGTTGCGACGAGCAGCTCAAGGCGTTCGCGCTCGTCATGCGGCATCTTACGCAATGCAAGGACTTTTTTCAATATCTTGGGCTCGAACCCCTCGCCTTTGGCCTCTTTCATGATTTCCTTGATGTCATCAACAATGGCCTGCTTTTCCTCTTCCATGCGCTCGAGGCGCTCGACGATGGTCTTGAGCCTGTTGTTTGTCATGTCCATGTGCCTGGTCTCCGTTGGTTAGGCGCCGCACCCTAGCACATAAAATAATTCAGAAAAGACGAAAAAAGTGCTTGTGTTTGTCTGGGAAGGGAGTAGGATACCTACATCAACCAACGGAGACCAAGCCAATGACTAAGCAGATGGACGCCACCGCAGTCGCCCAGATCCGCAGCGAGATGGACAAGGCGAAGACCGCTAAGGGCGCCCGCAAGGCGATGGCGAAGCTGGCTCTGACCCGCAACAACCTGACCGACTGCGGTCGTGCAGAATGGCAAAAAGAACTCGTCTGATCATCAACCAACGGAGACCAACATGTTCATCGAAATCCACGACTACCTCGCCCAGAAGCGCCAAGACGCCCGCGACGCTTACGACTACGCCCGCAGCATCGGCACCCCTGAGCCCACTAAGGCTGACATCGACATGTTCCTTGAGCTGACCAACGGCAACGTGTTCAGCATCACGCAGGAAGAGCGCGACCAGATCGTCTTCGACATCATCAACGCCAAGTAAGGAACCCAAACCATGTATTACCTGATCGACAACGATTCCGACCTTTCCTTTGCCCAGCAGATCGCTATCGCCGACACATTCTGCTGGCTGTCTCAAGCCAAGCAGCAGGCTGAGCGCCGCACCGACAACACCGGCCATAGCTGGGCGGTAGTCAAGATCGACGAGGTTTACACCACCCAGACCCTCGACGAGGCAATGGGCGACGATAAATAACACGAAAAAAGTGCTTGCATCCCCCACCAACGTCTGTATGGTGGGGGTGTCAAACAAACCAAACGGAGCTAACCAAATGACCAGCAACATCAACTCCCTCGCCGACCGCTACGCCGCCATCAAGGCCGAGATCGACGGCATGAACCGCCTCCTCGACGAGGTGAAGGCCGAGATCAAGGCGACCGGCATG